GATGCCAAAGCACACCGAGCTGCGGCTCCAGGCGATGCCAAAGCGCGTGCTGACCGTGGAGTCACGGAACAGCCGCTCTGTGCGCACGAACTTGAAGCCCAGGAAGGTATCGATCTGGCCGGCCGCCAGCGCCTTGACGCTGTTGTAGTCCACCGACTTGATTTCGGTCGTGCCGTAGAGGCTGGTGAGCATCTTGGCGTTGACCGCGATCACGCGAGCGGTGGCTTCGGTGGGACTCTGGCCATCCTGCGCCATCGAGGCGTCATCGTCGACCTCGTTGGAGTCCAGGATTTCCTTGGCCGCCAGCAACTTCGCCAGCGTCAGGGACGTGCCGCCCACGGCGATCTTCTGCGTGGAGGGCAGCGGGACCAGACCGGTGTTGGTGCGCGCGTTGCCGCGAGCCGCGGTCAGGATGATGTCGTCCTTCTGGCGGTTGAGCGCCATGACGGCCAGCTTCGGATAGACGCTGGTGGGATCTGCCAGCAGGCGGATCTTGTCCAGTTCGTCCACCAGCTCCGCCCAGCCCTTGTCCACCAGGTCCAGCCAGCGACGCGAGTGCGGCACTTCCACGTACTTGGTGTCGGCGTGGCGGCTGGTGATGTCGTAGGCCTCGGCCTTGCCGACACGCTCGACGGACTTGGACTGTCCGACGATGTTGGTTTCCTGCTGGCACCAGGCCTGGAAGCGGGAAAGTTTCTGCTGGAAGAGAACGCGGAAGTTGGTGCCGTACTGCTGCACCATCGCTTCTGTGATTTGGATCGACATGTGAGGGTCTCCCGAAAGGTGTGGAACGCATCGCCTTTCAGGGTGTCCAGCCTCATCGGCCGGGCCTGGTTGTCGCCAGCTTCGCGCTGGCTAAAGCGCGGAAGCACTCGGCGGACTTTCTCGGGTATCCACTCGTCGCCGTGGGCCGGACTGGCTCATCACCAGTGGCGGCGATGTTGCGATGGGCCAATGTCGAAGTTCTTTACAAACGAAAAACCCGGCACTGGAGCCGGGTCTGTCGTGCGCACCAGCGGATTGCTTTACAGCGCGACGCTGATGGGTCCTCTGGGCTTGCCACCGGCACCTGGCAGCGATGCGAAGTGCGCCGCGACCTTGGCCTTGGTGGACGCATGATCCGGATGATTGGGATCCATGTAGGCCTTTGACTTGACCAGCGAATCCAGATCCGTCGCCGGCAACGAGCCGCCGTTGGGTGACTTGTCCTCGCCCAGCTCCGGGGCCAGGGAGGCCATCATGCGAATGAACGTGGGATTGTTGGCCAACCCAGAGGCCTCGATCGCGGCGAAGTCCATGCCGACCCGGCCACCCACCACGGTTGCCGCGTGGCGCGCGGCGGCGATGTTCTTCGTGAGATCCGCTTCGGTCTTCCAGTCCTTGCGCAAGTCCGTCAGCGTCTGCTCAGCCGTGAGCACCGGCGCACCGGCAGCGATCATCTGGGCCGCTTCCAGGTACATGCCCATCACTGCGTTGGCCTGGGTGTTGGTAAGCCCCAGCGTGTGCATCTTGCCAAGCGCGCCCACGGTCTGCGGATCCTTCAGGAACTCCTCGAAGGCGGCAGGCTCCAGATCTTTCGGGGCTTCGATCTTGTAGTCGGTGGCCGCGGCAGGCGGCAGTTCATCGGTGCCCATGCGCTTGACCAGCGGGCCATAGGCCTCGGCCTGCTTGCGGATGCTCGCCGCCTCGTCGATCTTGCCGGCGGCGTCCTTGACCAGGTACTTCTCCTGGATGAATTCAAGTCCTGCCGGTGCGCCCGCGGCGCCCGTGCTCAGCGCGGACGCGGCGGCTGGCTTTCCATCGGTGCCGGGGGCTGCGGCTCCTGCACCAGGAGCTGCGACTGCCTTGCCGTCTGCGCCTGCAGCTCCAGTCGTGCCTGCTGGCGGCGCGCCTTGATTCGGTTGCGCCGCTCCCGTTGCTGCTGTTCCCGTCGCCGCTGCGCCGCCGGCAGCACCATCGTTACGAGCGGCTTCCATCAGTCGGTGTTTCTTCCACATCGTCATTCACCCCATGGCTCTGGTTGATCCGTGACACGATAAAGTCGATGACGCGTCGGCTGCCCAGGTTCCTGAGCGTCTCGCGTTCTGCTGCTTTTCCACCCTTGACGAACGGCGCACCACCGAAGCGGCGCACCAGGTCTTCGAATATCTCCTTACCTTCGTGGTGGTCCTCGAAGACCCGCGCGTACATCCCCGGGTTGACTGGGTTGGACTCAGGCAAGCTCGTCGATTCCCACCGTGTAGGTGAAGTTGCTCGCGGCTGAATGCACCACGCGGACCCGGTAGATGTCGCCGACCACGTCCGACAGGGCCACGTTGGCCGCCACGGTGATGCCTGGGTATACCGTGAGCCGGTCGGTGCCGGTGGCCACGCGCGCGGCGGCGGCGGCCACCTGCACATACTTGCCCGAGGCCTGGTCCTTGACGTCGATCGCCAAGGTGACGGTGTCCACACCCGGCACTGCCGTGACGTCCAGATAGGCGCTGATGCCACGGGCGCCTTGGCTCTTGGCGACGTCGTCGCCGGTGAAGGTCGCGGCACGAACGCTTGAGAGTATGCGGTACTTACTCATGGCCTTTAATTCTCCACGCCGAAGGAGTACTGGATCTGCTTGCCGGCCTGCTGCGCCAGCAAGAACACGCGCCACTGCTCCCCGTGCGCGACGGTGACCAAGGTGTTGGTCTGGTCCGAGTTGTAGGTGGTCTGGTCGACCCAGGTGATGCCGTTGTCGGTGCTCTTCTGCGTCTTGATCGTGTTGGACGCATCAAGACCGGTGGTGTTGAGCTTGGCCTGCACCGGGGTGGAAGGGATCACCAGCTGGGCCGAGGTCAACCCCAGCAACACACCGGTGGCACTGGCGAAGGTTCCTGCGATCTTCTGACTCATGATCTGATCCTCATCCGTTGGCGACACGTTGAACGATGGCTTTGCCGGCTTCCTGCGCCACGGGGGCCAGGGTCTGGGCGGTCTGTTGCTGTTGCTGCTCGTCGGCGCGCTGCTTTCGCATGGCATCGATGTCCTCGGGCTTTCGCATCAGCTTGCCCGGCACGCCCAGCATCTTGGCGCGCTCGCGGTCCGCGTCTTCCCACAGGTACACGTCCAGCACTTGCGGGTTGACGGTGGCCTGGGCGGCCAGGCGATCCTCCAGCTGGTTCATCGCGGAGATCTCTTCCATCTTCTGCGAGCGAGCCAGCGGGGACACATAGCGCACGGTGAATTGACGGCCTGCCACCGATTCCGGCGGGGGATTGAATACCCCGGTCATGCCGGTGGACCACATGCGTTCGCTGGCCCGATACGCAAGTCCAAAGCAGCGCTCGATCAGCGGCTGCAGGTACTCCGCCTGCAGTCGTGCGTAGATGGGGCCCAGCAGCTGGCGGATCAGGTTCACCCGAACGTGCACTTCGGTCGCAGTCATGGCGGGCCCATCGGCCGGCTGCAACTGGTCGGCCATCAGGATCTTTCGGATCTGCGCCTGCAGCTTGTCTTGCATGGTCCAGGCCACGTTGAAGGTCTTGGGGTTCAGTACCCCGTCATCCTCGGCGATCCACATGCCGGCCACAGCCAGGTCCGCTGCTGCCAGCTCCATGCGCGCCAGCTCGTTCAAGCGCTTGATGGCAGGCAGTGCGTCGTTGACCGGGCCCACCGCATAGACGGAGCCGGGGATCATCAGCCAGCGCGGCACCACACAGGGGAACTCGTGATAGCCGGATTCCTTGGCCAGCTTTCTGCTGGCCGTCTCGATATGGCAAGAGGCAAAGGGAAGATTCTTGGCCAGGCGAGCCCCTGGCACCGACAGCGTGCGCGGGTAGATCGCCTGCACAAACGCGAACTTGTCATCCAGCTGGCCGGCCTTGAAGGCCTTGGAGATCGACTCGCTGACGTTGTCGATGCCAAAGGCGTTGACCGCCTGCTCGGTGGTGTACTCGTACTCGCGAAAGATCGTGTCGACCTGGCCGCCGGGTGTGGATGCACTCACGTAGCAGCTGGCCAGCGGCCACTGCTCGAACGACAGGCCCCCTTCCTTGCGATTCTCGTCGATGTACAGCACGAACCATCCTGCGATCACC